TATATTTTTGAGCCATCAGTATCAAGACGCTCTAGGCAAAATTGTCCTGCTTCTACTACTTGATAAGGTACATTCTGTTTACCTTTTATAGTAGCTGTTCCTTCAACACCCTTGTGGTCTATTTTTAATCGTGGCAATGTACTGCCTTGTTTTTTTGCAGTTGCATCAGCACTCATACCCATAGCTTTTGCTAAAGCATTTAGATCACTCTCGCTGACGTTGGTTAAAGATAGGTTTGACATAAAGTTCTCCTTTTATTAAATGTCAGATGACATGCCCATTACATGCACCAAGTTAGAAAAATTGTTTTTATTTGTTATATCTAAATCTGATTCATCAAAAGATGTTTTGAAAGATACGTTAATTGCTTTTTTTACTAATGCAGAATCTGCTTGTTTTAATGCTTCATCAAACTCCTTATCCTCTAAAATACGCACTGGTTGAAAAGTTATACGAGTGCCATAATCGTCTGAGTTTAAACACATCTCCGTTACAACTGATGTTATGGGAGCGCCATTTTCAGCTATTTTTTTGCAGTATATTTGTAAAGGCCATTTCTTTACTGTACCCTGCCCAAATATAGATTTAGATGGTATGTTTAACTGATAGATATGCCCACCAATATCACTTTCTAAAACTACAGCAATACGTTGTTGAAACTTACATGCACGACTGTTCCCTGCACCGGAACCTTTAATATTTTGACTGCATGTGACACATGTGTCTGCTTGAATCTTGTCAGAGGACTCGTGCGGTTTAACACCATCAATCGAATAACAATCAGGTTTTCTATAATTATTTTCATCATATTTACCTGTGTAATAAATTCTTGATATGTGTTCAGCCGCACCTACAATCACTACATTTAGTGTAGCTTTATCCTCACGATCAATTTCTCTCCCATCAGAGAGAAACCGCCACATGTTATTTTGAATACTTATTCTTTTCATTTATGATTTTCTACGTACAGTTACTGCATATTTACTGTCTACGTTTAATCCCGGAGGTAGTTTGTCAGGGTTTTCTTCAAGATAAGTTGACATATTGCCTTGTGCTATTCGTTTCTCTAACAAGTCTAATTGATCGTTGTCTTTAACAAACTCATACATAGAGTTCCAATCCGTCGTCCAATATCTTTTAGAAACTCTCCTAGACACAGTGCCAAATTCAGTACGTAAACTATCTGCGCCTGTTTCTTTGCATACGTCTAAAAGAGCCGTCTCAACTTCTTTTAGAGTGTCTTTCAAATACTCATCTTTCTTATCGTATTCGATTTGTAACTCCTTACGTTTATCCCTTATTTTTAGATAAACCTTGACCAATTTATCTACTTTCATTTCTTCCCCTTATTAGTATTAAATATCACTATTAATTATTATAAGTAAATCTTTTACAATGTCAAGCGTCTTCTAAAATATTATTATATAAATCTATCAACTTATTATGTATGTCGATTTTTGATTGGAGCATCTTGTACATTCTTTTTTCCACAGCCGAACCTTGTAAGTGAACCACTGTGCAAGGATTCTTTTGTCCGGCTCTATGAACTCTTGCGTTCGCCTGTAAATACGTTTCTACAGACATAACTGCTGACCAGTACACAACAACATTTGCGGCATGTAAAGTTACACCATGAGATGCGGCTTGTGGTTGGATAATTAATACTTGTGGTTTATCTTCTGTTTGAAACTTATTAAATATATCCGTTCTTTTATTTACAGAAACATCTCCATGAATTACTTCGCAATGGTATTTGTTTTTAACGAGATAATCTTCTATCAAATTAATTGCATGTCGATAAGGTGCAAACACAATTACTTTGTGACTTGCTTCGTCAATTACTTCAGTTAAAACTTTTAGTCTATTTGATACGTCAAATTCAACTGTTTCTTTGTTGTCTGTATATACTGCACCGCAAGATAACTGTAATAACTTATTTAAGTTTGCGGCCGCATTAACTGTTGTTATTTCTTCACCTGCGGCTACTGCCAACATATTTTTTCTAAGTTGCTCGTAGTATTTGTCCTGTTGTTTTGTTAAAGGAATATCTCTTGTGGTATATGTCATGTCAGGTAAATCTAAACATTCTTCCTTAGTAAACCTAATTGCAGGTTGTAGTGCTTCATGCACTATAGCTTCTGCTTTATCTTTTGGCCGCCAAATAAACTCAGATACTTTATACATAACAAGATCTTTAAAAGATCCAAAATATTTTGGTACGCCAGTGGGGTTAATTATTCTCGCTAACCCATAAGCATCTGTTGGTGCTTGCGATGCAGGTGTGCCTGTCATCATCCAAATCCATGAGTGAGGTTTTATGATGGAGTTTAAAACTTTCCATCTTTTTGTAGTAACAGTTTTATATGCGTTAGCTTCATCAACTACGATTAAATCAAATTCGTTTTTATTAACTTCGTCTCGTATAATTTGTAGCCCATCATAGTTGCATATAACAAACTCTGCGTCTGAATTTACTATTTCTATTCTTTTATCTTTGGAATAACTATGTGCTATGCCAACCGACCTATGTATAGCAAACTTAAATAAATCAGCTTGCCAAGCCGATTGCATTATTGATAAAGGGCATAGGACTAAAACTCTTTTTATCAGTCCTAATTTCATTAGATAATCAGCCGCCCATATAACGCTTCCTGTTTTTCCCGTACCTTGTTCGTTAAATACAAACGCACGTCTATGTAATGTCAGGAAAGAAGATGTTTTCTTCTGGTGTTCAAATGGTTTATACATACCTCCCCATTTGTAGTTAGCCATGATAGGGGACGGCACATTTTTTATTTTAAGATTTTTTAATACTTGGGCTTCTTCTAAACCCCATTTGACCATCACTTGGTGTGAGGTTATTGATTTACTTTTTGGTATAACAGAAGTTATTTTTTCCGGTTGCTTTACTTTAAGCAATAAAGCCTTGTTGTTTATGATCTCCACGTACTCTCCTTTTAAATACTCGTATCGACCAAAGTATCATTTTTAATAATACTTAGTCTAGTTTAAAACTCGGCAAACACTATTTTACTTCTTTTTTTTATAGTTGCGTGATCTATTTTTACTTTTTGATTCTATCTTATATCCGTCTTTATTTGTACCGCCTTTACTCAATGGTTTCTTATGAGAAATATCTTTGCCCTCTCTCTTATCTGCTTTACCATTTTTATTTAAATCTTTACCTTTTTTATCCACAGCACGTCTTGCACGTTGACGTTCCATTCTTGCTTTATGCTCTCCACGTGCTTTTTGTTTTTTATATTCTTTTTTATAAGGTCTTGGTTTATTTACATAAGGCATGTTATTCCCCTCGTCCATTGTGCGAACAACTTAATACTGCACAATAGTTTCTACAAGTAAAATTTGGTTTAGCGTTCCATACATCTGTATTTAAAGTATTTTCTAAGTCATTAGTATTAGATACCCAATACTCCCAACACTTATCTTGTTCTCCAGCACTAAAATTTTTCTTAATAAGTTCTTTAGTAATTATAAACAATAACCCTGCTTTTATCTTTTTTATTTTAGGAAAATGCTTAAACATAGCTAAAGATAGTATTTCTAATTGCTTTACATCAGCATACCTACTGCTCTTGCCAGTTTTATAGTCTATTAAATATGCTTTGTTATCTCCTAATACTATTAAGTCTGCGATACCTCTCCACCATACTTTTTTGTCAAAGAACCCACATGGTTGCAAATCCTTAGTTAAACCCATTCTGTATTCACACAGTCTATCTCCCTTAATTTCTTTTATCTTACAAAGAGTTTCTTCTAAATAACCCAATTCTTTTGGTAAAGGAGTGTTTTCTTTCACATAAAATTCAGCCGCTTGGTGTACTCTGTTGCCAAACAAAAGGGCTTCACTTTGAGGTTCTACAATATCTTTTAATATTTTAAGATGATGGTATTTTTTAGGGCATTGTTTAAATAAATTTATAGCTGAATAAGACCATGTATAACTCATTTAATCTCCCCATAGTTACCACCAAACCCTACTTCGCAATCTAATGGTAAATCTTGACACCAATCTGGTCGCCATTTCATACAATCTCGCACAAATTCAACTGCTTTTTCAAGGTCACTATCAGGAACTACACAAGCTATAGCATCATGAACTGTAAGCACTACTTTGTATCTTTTAGATATCTTTAACATCTGTTCCGCAATTATACACCTAGCAAGGGCTTGACATATATTCTCTATTAACTTACCACCATATATTTTGGTATAACTATTTCTAGTCTTGTACTCATATTGGGGTCTGCCATCAGGGTCGTACACCTTACGTAAACCTGTGTACTGTTGCCATAATCTATTAGGTAGTAAAAATCCTCTTTGTTGAGGGTCAAACCTCAAAACTCCATGTTTGCCTAAAGTGTTAGCTGTAATATCTACCATACTATCTAAACATTTATGCCCTTGTTTCCATAGGTTTGATATATTACTATAAGTTCTTCTATAGACATCAACGATATGTGTTGACTCTTCAAGGGATATCTCTGTGCCAAAAGTTTTTAATTGGCTTTGAAACTTAACTGCTCCCATACCATAACCACAACCTAATATAGTAGTTTTACCTACAAACCTTTCAGCTTTTGTAACCTCGTCAACTGATTTATTATATATCCCAGCCGACATAATTTTATAAACATCTTCTCCATTTGCAAAAGCATCTACTAAATCATCTTGTTCTGATAACCATGCAAGAACCCTTGCTTCAATCTGAGAAGAGTCGGCATCAACTATTGTGTACCCATCTAGTGATTGAATAGCTGTCTTTAACTTGTTTGCATCATTACCTCGTGACGGCAAGTTTTGAAGGTTTATTTTATCTGATCCTCCCCATCTGCCTGTGTGA